GATCAATTCAATCAATGCAATGAGCAAATTACAATGCTACAAGCAAATAATGCAGAATTGCGTATGCAAATAGCAAAACAACAAGGAGTTATAGAAGCACTACAATCTTTAGAAAAAGGTAGTAAAAATGCCAAAACTTAATGTTGTAGCAGGTATAATAGATAAAGTAGCAGATAAAATCGATGACTTTACTCTGGACAAAACAGAAAAAGCACAACTCATACAAGAAATTAACAAAGCACAAATTGAGGTTAATAAAGTTGAAGCCAATAGCAATAGTTTATTTGTTGCAGGTTGGCGTCCTTTTGTTGGTTGGACTTGTGGAGTAGCACTATGTTATCACTTCGTATTACAGCCGTTCTTACTTTTTCTTGTATATTCATTTGGCTATCAAGTGGATTTACCAGTATTCGATATGAGTACATTGACAACAATACTTCTTGGACTTCTCGGTTTGGGGGGAATGCGTTCATTCGAAAAAGTGAAGAGATCAGCATAATGGAGTTCAACGAAATTATTGAAAAAGTTCTCGAACACGAAGGAGGATATGTCAATGATAAAGACGATTTAGGTGGGGAAACTAAGTACGGTATAACCAAACGATTCTATCCTCATCTTGACATCAAGAACTTAACTAGAGAACAAGCTAAAGAAATTTATTATCAAGACTACTGGATTCCTTCTAAAGCCAAATCACTACCGAAAGAATTACGCTATCCATACTTTGATTGTGTAGTCAATACTGGGCAACGCAGAGCAGTAAAGATACTGCAACAAGCGTGTAACAATAAAAATACTTTTGAAATTAAAGAAGATGGATTAATTGGTGCTGCAACAATATCTGCTTGTAAAAAATTAGAGGCAGATAGATTTATTTCATATAGAATTTTATTCTATTCTTTGCTAATTTCTGATAACCCCACACAAGAAAAATTTTGGTATGGGTGGTATAAAAGAGCCAAAGGAGAGTAAATGCCTACATATATAACATCACGAGATCTAAAAGATACTTTTCCAAATTTAGATGAATTTGATACAAAGAAACCAATATATAATTGGGTTGTAGATTCAGGAAGTAGGTATGTATCACACGACTCTGGATTAGTTACTGTATTGTTTGTAGATGGAAAAGATTTAGGATCAGCACAATCTGCTCTTTCTGATGTAAATGCAAACAATGAATGGTTTTATGATAGTGCAACAGATGCAGTATATTATTATAACGATAGCAGTAGTCCAGATGATTTATTGATGGAAGCTGGAGAAGATTTCGTTACTTTGAAAAATAGAGTAATGAAAGATGCTAGTGACTATGTAGATTCTAAGCTTGATTCCAATTTGCCTAGAGAGCAATTTTTGTTAAAAGATGGAACTTATGATTATCTTATTAGACGAGTTACTTCTTTAGTAGCAGCTTTCTTTTTAGTGAGAGGGAAAAATCCAACTAGCGATATAGCAGAATCTCTTTTTGATGAAGCACAAATGCACATTAGCGACTTAAATAGTGGAAAAGCAAAGTTAAGCTATATGAATACTGGAGATGCCTCTAAGGGAATTGTAAGAAAAATATCTGTGTCTGGAAACCTTAATATTGTTGATACTAGAGGAAATTACTTTGGTAGCTATGACAGATTAAAAGTCATAGTAACAACTGGTGGTGCTATTGGTACTGCTAAATATTCTGTTTTCGCAAAAGACGATAACACATTAAAAAATAATCAAGTTGTAACTGATGAAGTTATTAATGGAGATTATCAAGATTTAGCAGCAGGATTGCAAATAAGATTTCAAGGATCAAGTGATTCATCTACTGCAACACAGAATGATGAGTGGGAAATAGAAGTAACTGGTATATATGAAGAAGTAGAAAATGCCTCTATGCGTTCAGTCAAAATGACTCGTAAAGATTTCAAACAATTCTATCGAGGTAAGAATGGCTCTCGTATCTACTAATGCTTGGAAATCCAGTATAGAAGAAACTATTCAAAGTGCTTTAAGAAATGAATTTAAATCATCTCTTCCAGTATTTCGTTCTAAAATAAATCAAATAAGAGGTAATCAATTTGTTGTAATTCGAGGCAATTCATCTAATCCTAATCAAACTATGTTTGCAAAACTATCTAGCACATACAATCTTAATATAGATTTTTTTATGATTGATAGAAAAAGAAATGACAATACTATTAAGAAATTTTTTAAAATAGTTTCTAGGCTAGAAGAAACTTTATATTCTTTACTAGAGATTGATCCTACTTTTAAGATACAAGTAGATGGAATAAGCTATGAAGATGATAATGAGTTTGAAGGATACAGAAAAGCAGTATTTGAAATTTCATTGAGGAGTGTAAGATAGTGGCAATATCATCAAACAACATTACTTATGATAAAATTATGACTCCTTTGAGAGATAAACTACGCACAGAATTTAAAGGTGCATTGCCGATTTATTTTGATACAAAGCATCAAGACATTGGAACAAAGTCATTGCGTATATATCCGACATCTCAAGAGTTGCAAGAAAAACGAACAAATAGTTTTATGAATCTATATAATATAGAAATGGATTATGTAATCAATACAAAATTAAATAACGAAAAAGCACTAGATGTTATGTACAAAGATGTGAGTCGAATAGAAACAGTTTTATTCAACAATTCTAATGGTGGAAGCATACCCTATTTTTATGCAGCTATGCCTACCATAGAACACAACATTGATGCAGGAATACAAGATTCTTACGTTTCGAGAATATCAGTTCCAGTCCTATATGAAGAGGTACACGAGAAGTTTGTGAGATTTGTTACCTCTAATGATAAATTCTTTGTACTTTCAGATGGATCTTTTTATATTGTAAGGAGTTAATTATGGCTAAAAAATATAAATTAAAAGACGAACTTATGCCTAGAAAACCTAGCTTTCTAAGGTTAGACTATTCTGACTGGGCAAAACTTAATAGTGGCAAATCTGTAGAATTAGATAGTGTGCCAGAATTAGCAAAAGATTATTTAGAAGAAGTAAAATCAAAAGTAAAAGAGGTAAAGTAAAATGGCAAATCTAAGTACAGCATTTTCTCCGAAAGAATTTGAGTTAGCTATTGCTCACGAGGCAACAGTAGGTACAGCAAGTTCTACGGTAGGAGATTATATATTAATGAATATTGATTCAATCGAAATGCCTTCATTGAATCCACAACAAGTTTTAGATGTAAGACACGGAGCAGGAAGAACTTTAAAAGAAGTAGATATGTTCCTATCAAACAATCTTACTATTAAAGAAATAAGTTTTTCAGGAATTGCAGACGCAACTATTTTACCTAAATTAGTCAAAAATATTACACAAGATGCAAGTGGTGCTTCTTCTATACCAGCATCTTATGATCCTTCAGAGTTAAAAATAGGCGATAGTACATCTACAGCAGATGTAGGAACATTTAGTGTATTATTAAATGTGCCATCAGCTAGTAACTCTATGTTATTTACTGGTTGCGTTTTAACTTCACTTACCTTGAGTGGAGATATTAGCGAAGAATCAGGAAGAATTAAAATGTCAGGAACTTTTAAAACTGGCTCAAAACCAGATTTTACAAGCAACTTGAATCCAACAAGTACAGCTCACTTTAATACAAACTACTTTACGACAGATTATGGAGATGACGCAGATACAAATGCAGTAACAGTTATTGCAGGTGTTGCAGATCCTATTATGAAATCATTTAGTTGTACTATTGAAAACGATGCTCAATTTATGGGATTCAATGCAGCAGGTAATTATCAAATTATTGCAAGAGCTTTACCAGAAGCATCTGTAACATTTGATTCAGTAATTAAATACGACGCAGATACAGACGGATTAGTTGCTTCTTTTGAAGGGCAATCATCATCTACAGTAGCAAACACGCTAACAGCAAAAGATAGTGTTACTAGAAATGTAGATTTCTCAATACCAAAAGCAATTATTACAGACGTATCTTTCTCAGAAGAAGAAGCTATGTTCTTGTCAGTAAGCACAAGAGGAGTAGCAGGTACTTCTGGAGATTTAGTTGCTATTACTATAGAGTAAACAAATAAAGGATAACCAATGTCTAAAAAAATAACACTCAAGAGTGGTGTAAAAGCTACCCTTGTAGAAATGTCTGTGGACAATTTTGATAAATGTATGGATTCTATACAATTTGAAGAAGTCGATGGAAAGCAATTAATTAAAAATCAATTTGCATTAAGCACACTATGGATTAGAAACGGTGTTGAAGGTGCAGATGATAAATATATTAAATCTTTGTCTGTAGAAGATAGAGTAGAATTGCAATTAGCTATTCAGGAATACAATAGCTTGGGGGAATAGAAACCCTCTCACTTGAATTAAACATACTTATAGATGATTGGTGTGAGGGTTGCAAATATTCTACCTTTCCATATAAAGCTAAGTTACCTCTTAAAAAGAATAACAGCATTCACACCTTTACATCTATGGACGATGTATGGTATGTAGTAGATCTACTAAAACAAGAAGTTGAGGAACATAATGCTACTTCTGAAAAACAATTTGAAATACATCAAGCTATTATATCTCATATACCCTTTTTTACTTGCCCTAATCATTTTATAAGCAAAGAATATCAGCGTGATATACAAAGATATACTTATTGTAAAAAAATGAAAGTACCTCCCTTTGAAGGATCATACGGAAATCAACCAAAAAAATGGATTGATAAGTGCAATGTTATAGAAAAAATGTTAAATTATATTCAATCACAACAGATAAAAAAAAGTAAAGATGGCTAAAAGATACGAAATAGAATTAAAGTTTTCCTCTCCAGGTGCAAAGCAATTAAGAAAAGCACTAGACTCCTTAGCAGCAGCTCAAAATAGATTAGCTCAAAAACAATCTAAATTGAATGTACAAAGCAAGATGGCTGAAAATGTCACACAAAAAATGATTCAGTCACAAGAGAAGCATCGTGTAGCATTAGCAAAAAGTAGAGTTCAAATTGTTCAACTTCAAAAAAGAATAGAACAATTAAATCTGAAAAACAAGCTACTCAAACAAAGAATAGATAAAACAACTGGCTCTTTTGGTAGATTAAGATTAGCTACTGCTGGATTGCAAAGACGACTTGGTGCTATTAGAAACACAATGCTTCTGTTTACCTTTGCCTTTGGTGCTGCGTTAAATGCAGTAAGAGGATTTATACAAACATCAATGCAGTTTGAGGCAGTTAAAGTCCGACTAAATGCGATGTTTGGCTCTGTGGAAAGAGGTACAGCAGCATTTGAAACATTCAATGAAGTAGCAGCAACCACACCATTTACATTAACTGATGTTGTTGAGGCTGGTGCAGCATTAAAAGCATTTGGTACAAACGCAGAAGAAATGATTAAACCTACTGCTGACTTAGCAGCCTTTATGGGCGTAACTGCTACTGAAGCAGCACAAGCACTTGGTAGAGCATTTGCTGGTGGTGCAGGTGCAGCAGACATTCTTAGAGAAAGAGGTATTTTACAATTAGTTCGTGATTTTAAAGGATTAGATGATTTATCTAAACTCACATTGCCAGAATTTAGAGATGCATTAACAGATACATTGCTTGATCCAGCTTCTGGTATTGCAGGTGCTACAGACGCATTATCTAAGACAATGACTGGTATGGTGTCTAATTTAGCAGACGCAGTTACTAGAATGGGTGCAGGTATTGGAGATTTGATTAATTTCAGAGGTGCTATACAAGGAATGACTGGATTCTTTAGCACATTTGCAGACTTTTTGAAAGAAGTTAATAAGACAGATATTGAGAGAATTGAAGAGCTTCAACGAGCTTTAGGGATAGAGCAATCTCCTACTAAAGGATTGGAAGAAACAATAGATGCTTTAAATCTCAGAATTTTTACATTAAAAGAAAGCCTATTACCTACAAGAAATTTATCTATAGCTGAACAAGAATTGCTAGATGCACAAAGAGAAGAATTAAGACTTTTAAAAGAATTAAAAATTTTAAAAGATGGAGATTTGTCTATAAACAAAATTTTAATAGAGCAAACAGAAATAGACATTTCCAGATCAAGAGCAAAGAAAAACGCTTTGCAAGAAGAAGTAAATGCTTTTAAAAGCCTTGCCAAAGCTGAAGATGATTTAGTATTCAAATCTTTAGAGCTAGATGTTGCAAATAGAGATGTTATAAAAAGTTTTGAAGAACAATTAGAATTACTAGATAGTATACCTTTCAAAGATCCAGTAGATTTAGGATTATCAATTAGAATGCCTGAAACTGGTATTCAAGCATTTTCAGATGATTTGGCAAGACAAATATCTGAGATAGACAAAGAAAGGCTAAATAGAGCTTTTGAGGAATCATTAAACTTTGATGAGATGTTTAGACAGCAGTTAGTTGGTGGATTTATGAACTCATTAAACGAATTGTTAAATTTGCAAAAAGCAAATCTTGATCAGAGAGTTGATAATGAAATAAAAGCACTAAAGAAAACAGATAAGTTTAGAAATGCTTCTATAGAACAAAGACAAACAATGGAAGATGATATTCGTGCTAAGTTTGCTAAAGAACAAAGAAGAATATTTAAACTTCAAAAAGCTATGTCTATAGCACAAGTTATTATTGATACAAACGAAGCAATTAATAAGTTGATGCAACAAAGCCTTGCAGCAAGTCTGTTTGACAAGTCTGCACCTATTAGAGCAAAAGCTATAACTGGAGGTATGTTAGCATTGTCTGCAGCACAAATAGCACTTATATCACAACAACAAGCACCAGCCTTTGCTCGTGGTGGCTCTTTTGTAACGCAAGGAAAACAAATGATTATGGTTGGAGATAATCCAGGTGGTAGAGAAAGAGTAGATATTACACCATTATCAACTCCAGATTTTGGAGATGCAGGTGGTGGTGCAAGTATCAATGTAAATATTATGGGTAACGTTATTGGTACACAAGAATTTGTAAGAGATAATTTGTTACCAGAGATTGAAAATTCAATTAGACGAAATCTTGCATAATGCCATTAACTGCTTCAACGGATTACAAAAATGCATTGACTTCTACTATAAAGGAAGAGTGGATATTTGAATTAAGAAATAATACCTACACCGATGGCTCTGTCAATACGCAATACATAAGAATTGGTACTGCTTTAGTTGGTAGTGGTGCTACACAATATCATTCACTAATTACTTCTTTGCCTTCAATAAGAGAAAGTATTGATTTAGTAGAGTCTACATCAAAGGTTGGAAACATTAGTATAACTTGTGTCAATGGACAATTATCAAACCATAGTAACGCCACTCTTGCAGCAGAAATTTATGGTGGCACAAGAAAATATATAAATAGAGATGTTGTGGTAAAGTCAAGAGTTGGAGGGCAAGAGAATACTATTTATACTGGAAGATTAAAATCAGTTAGATTAGAAAATCAAGATACTGTTACTATAGAAATATCAGCGAGAACTCCTATCGATTTTTTAAAGATACCAGAGCATACAAGCAATGCTGGTAATTTTTTTCCAATATTTTATGGATCTGGAACTCCACAAACATCTTCTGTTGGTACACATACAAGCGATACAAAATTAATGCAATATAGTCCTGCAAAAGTATTTCCAGTTATGGTAGATAGTTTGAGCAATGGGCAGTATAATTGCTTGGCACACGAGGCAGTAACAGATGGTAGATTGCATTATCCTATAAAAGATTTATTTAGTTCTGACGGATTTCCAGTATTTGTTCCATTAGATGATGCACAAAATAATTCTTTTGATGATTACGAGGGTGCAACAAATGATACTGACAAAAATGTTTTATTTACAGATTTAGACTTAGAAAGAGCATATTTATTACGCCCTGTGCAAAATATAACCATTACTTCTCCGAGTGCAGGTGTACCTACAAATACAGCAAATTTTTCAGATAATGATAATACTACATCTTCCACTTGGAATTTTACTGCACCACAAGGAGATGGCACAGATAGTTTAAAATTTAAAATTAGTGATATATCAAAAGAAGAACACGAGATACAAGAATGTAAGTTATATGTAAAGTGGCAAGTTTCAAACCATTCTGAAAATAGTGGTGGCACTATTGTTTCTAGTTTGAGAGTTAAACCAACTTATTTTGGAGCTTCTAATACTGTTGTTATCGATAATGAAACTGGGAATAGAGCTGCTGCGTATTCTTCTGCAATAGATTTATTAAGCACAAGCACATTCTCAAATGCAAATGGACAAATACCTGACGATGTAGAAATAGAATTTTTAATTACACATAATGTTCAAGATAACAATGATAGTGCTGGTAGCGTAACTATTGATGCTTTTGATTTCTTTTTAGAAATAACTACAAAAATTACAGACACAGATAATCTTGCTAATTCTAGTGCAGTTACTGGGATTAAAAAATTATATACTGGAGCAGATGGATTTGATCAATCTTTTAATGCTGGTAACGTCGCAACTAATATAGTGCAAATGCACAGAGATTTGATTCATAGGTTTGCAGGTATAACAGATACTCCAGAAAATTATTCTGCATTAAACACAGCGAGAAGTAGTTGGACGGTTTATTACTATTTACATAAACAAGAAGAGCTGCAAAAAGTGTTAGACAAAACACAAAAAGAAGGTGGGTTTATATTTAGATTTAAAGCGAGTGATGGTAGCCCACAATACATTTATTTGGTAGATAGCCCTTCTACAAATCACACCATATCAAAAAGCGATATAACCAACACCAATATATCTCTTACTGCTTTTGACAACTTAATTACAAAAAGAGTTTTAAAATATCAAAGAAATCCAATAAATGATGAGTTGTTGTTTGAAAAGACATTTACAGACACAACTAACGATCCGAGAGGTATTTATAATGTCCAAAGCGAAGAAAATGTTTCATCTGAAGATTTAGAAATATTGTCTGGTGCAATAGGCGCAGCCAATGGTAATATGGGTAGTGGTAATAAAAATGACGGCTATGCTAATTATTATAATGCGATTGAAGGTAATCCAAAAATATTAGTAGAAACCGAAATTATTAATCCAGGCAGTAGTGGTGGCTCACATTTTTACTTGATGGAAGTTGGAGATATATGTGCTTTTGATCATACAGATATGATTGTAGAGCCATTTGGAGAAAGTTTCAATGGTAAAAAATTTATGGTAGTTGGTATAATTAGAAATCCAGGCAATTTAAAAGTATCTTTGAGAGAAATATAAAAAGAGGTAAATTTTCTTATGCCAATATCATCAGTAAAATTCGGAACATCAGCAGCAGGTGCAAACTCTAGCACTTATTCTCCAGATCAGAATCCAAACATAGGAACTGAGGTTTCTAAAAAATACGATGGAATTAAGGTAAAAAAATCTTTAGGTGGAGAAACATACACTTTTGCTAATCACGAATCATCAAGAAGGCAAAGAAGATTGATTTACGAAAATATAAGTGAGGCAAATAAAAATAAATTGGTTGCTTTATTTGATTATGCCAAAGGACAAAAGACTTCATTTTTTTATAGCGAAGATGGTTTTAGTACAAATGGATTTGAAGTTCGCTTTGTAAATAACAAATTACCAGTCACAGAAACGGCTTACAATGTATATCGTGTTGATATCAATATTGAAGAGCAGTTATAGAAAATTTTTCTTCTTAAAATACCCCTACAAAGCCATAAAAACACTCTTGATAGCATATCGTAAGCGTGATAAGACAAAGTGGTATGAACACCCCAAATAATGCGTTATTTGTTAATATCCCTTTTTAACTCTGAAAATGTGCCTGGATCAACACCCCAACCCACTATCATACTAGGAAATGGTGCAGAATTAGGTAATTTGCCTTCATTATTATAAAAAGTTACTCTTCCTTTTATAAAAATTATTTCAGCAGATTTATAGATATAGTTATGAAACCATTTCGTATCCGTTCTGGCAGGTAGTAAAGCTACCGTAACATTGCCTTCTTCGAAATATTGATTATAAGCTCGTTTGATAAATTTTTCCATACCTCTACTATATGGTGGATTCATATAATTAGTTTCATACCATTCGTTTGTTAAGCAGCTAAATTCTTTTGTAAAGTAAAGATCGCAAAGAGCATTGTCATCATCAGCACAAACATCGCAATCAAAATCAAAATAATAATTAATTGTTTCAAACAATTCGTACGGAGTGTGCCAATCATCTTTTTCAGATCTAAAAGCTACATCTTGATAAAATCTACCTTGAGCTTTTTTCGTCATCTTTATCCTCCAATCTACGCAATATAAGATTTTCTCTTATCTTATTATTTTTTTTTGCTCTTTCGACTATGTTATTATTTTCTTCTCTCAAAGTTAATAATAATTTTTTGTACTTTTTTTCTATTTTTTTATCTATCATAATTTTATGGGGTAGCCGTAGCCAACCAGGTATTTGCATAAACTATATTAATAAAAGGATGCTCCTATGTTTTATTGTTTATATGTATACCAAACTACCCCAATTAGTTAAAATGGTAATTCTTCGTCTTTCGGTTTAGGAATAGAAAAAATTAATTTAAAGTATCTCTTACCACCTTTACTCTCATTGATCCAAGAAGATACATTATATAATGTTCCATTTACATTTGCTTGTCCAGTATAATCTGGTTGTGTTTCTTTTTCTTTTTTCTCGTTTTTAAATAACGATCCATTATTTTCTTTGTGTTCAAAAGCCATTATTCCTCCAATAGGTTATTTATTTTTATTATTCTTCTTCCGATAAGATATGGGATTTGTGGTACAACTCCATTTCCAAGTCCTTGTACTCTATCGTTATATCTGTCCACTTGTTGGGATAGCCCATAAGCCACTCTATCCAATTCGGATTCATTTTTAAGTATTTCAAAGGTTTTGATTCTAAATTTTCCAATTCCGTTATTTTGTTTTTCAGCACTTTTATTTGCTCTTCTTTCGGAAGTTGGTTGTGTAGATACATTATTGCATCTTTCAGCTTTACTCCGTATCTTACGCCCTTTTTGTTCTTTCGACTGAAACTTCCCGTCTTGCTCATTTCGACATTCTTTACTGCTCCCCCTTGAACGTCTGCTGCTCTCGGTGTTGGATAATTCAAAATTTCCTCTTTGTAAAGTGTTTTTGGCAAACCGTTTTCCTCGAATTTTGTTCCCACTCTTCCCCTCAATGCCGTGTAATTGTCGCGAAAATCTCTGCTCAATGGTGTCGAATAAATCTCTCTTGTATGCAATGATCCAGAGTCTTTTTCTGAGGTGTCTACCTCCAACATCTCTTGCTGATATAACTTGCCATTCTGCATCATACCCTGCTTTGGCAAGATCGTGCAAAACTCTTGCTCCTCCTTTATTAGCGAGATTTGATACGTTCTCGATAAAAACCCATCTTGGTTGTAAATCGCAAATAACTCTCCACATTTCAAACCAAAGACTACTCCTCTCTCCATCTAATCCTGCTCCTTTTCCTGCTGTGCTTATGTCCTGGCAAGGAAATCCACCACTGATAATATCAACAGATTCTAAATTGTTTTTATTAACATCTCTTATGTCTTTATAATGATTAGCTTTTGGAAATCTTTTTTTGAGAAGTTCGTGACACCAATCATCTACCTCGCAAGTCCAGGCAGTTTCAATACCAGCCATCTCAAATCCAAGATCAATTCCACCGATACCACTAAAAAGACTACCGTGTTTCATTTTAATTTCCATCTATAAGAAAATCTACCAAAGTTACCAATGTGTTTATTTTTAGTTTTCACAATATATCCTTCGTTTTTTAAATCTGTGAAAGCTCTTCTTATAGAAGTTAATGGTGTCTTTTCGTGTATCAACTTCTGATCTTTCAGATCGAACTCCATAGTTTCTGGCGTATACTCATAATTGAAGTTTTTTTGAAACATAGCCAAAACTATCTCTTTTTGATTTTTTGCTTTTCTTATGTTATTTTTTAAGTTTAATGATATTTCATTCGTAGTATTATAGTACATATTCCTCTCCTTGTTTTGTTTTAGGCAATAAGATATTATAGCTTTTTTAAGCCAATTTTTAACACAATGTGGTTTCATATTATCTAATCGTCACAATTTTCGCAATGTTTCCAGTTTGGATTCAATCCAATATACTCTTCTTGTGTTACTACTTTAGGTTTTTCCATTGCATTTTTAACATCAAAAGCAACTTCTTTAATTGCTGGTGGCAATCTTTTTACCCAATGACTTCTAAGAATATATTTCAAGACTTGTGTTTCTTCTGGATTTAATTTTAACATCATATCGTTACCTCTTATATAACTATTTTATGTATTACTTTGTTTGGTTTTAGTTTGTTAGAAGATTTTGCATTATAACTTTCTAACTCTTCATCAATGTCATAACACTCATCTCCAACATTTTGTAAATCTATTTTCATAGCATCTATATTTTTATTTTCGTGGAAAATATAAATATTTTGACTTGCTCTTCCAGATAGATTTAATCCTTTTTCGCTGTATTCATTTGCCCCCACAAGCGAACTACTTCTACTTGCTATATCCCCTACTCTTGCAGAGTGTATGTGTCCAGAGATAATATAATCAATCTGAACACCTCTTCCAGAGAATCTCCCTTTTATTTGATTTACGCTTTTTTCGTATTGTGTTGTAAAACTTCCGTTGCCGTGTAATAACAATAGATTTTGTCCTGCGACATTTACTACGCACTCCGTTGGATCATCGACAACAAACTGCACATTACTTGTCTTAAAAAAGTGTTTTAGAATTTCAAAGATTATAAAATCATAATTATCTGATGCCATAAAATCACTCCAACCCCAATCTTGTTTCAATCTACTTTCGTTTCCAGTCACACAAGCAACTGTCACAGAATAATCTTGTCCAATGTCAAATATAATTTGTTGTAAAAGATCTACTGCAAGAAATACAGCTTTGGATCTGTTGGTAGACATATTGAGCATTTCATCTAACCGTCTATCGGAGTTTATTAAATCTCCAGTTATTGCAATTAAAACACTATCAATATCATAAACTTTAAATATTTCTTTTGCTCTATTTACGTAATGTTTTAAACGTCTAGCAGCAACTTTGAAATCATAATTGTTATGAGGTAGGGAAACAAGTTCGTTAAAATGTGTATCAGATATTTGTAGAACTCCAACACTTTTGCCTTGTTTGACTTTTTTAAATTTAAACTCTGAAAAATTCTTTTGTTGCAATAATGCTTGAATGTCAAATAATAAGTTATGTACTGCGTTTTCATATCTGGCGTGTTCCCTAAATGCTTTTCGTTCTATTCGATTTATATCTTGTGCAGATTGTTTTTGTTTAGCAAGTTTTAAATTTTCTCTTACAACCTCTAAATCGTTTTTTGTTGGATATATTGTTTTAGTTCCACAGCTATTACATAAATACCTTTGTCTGTAATTTCCACCAGCACTTTTTTGGGTACCCTTTTTAATAAGATCCTTGCTACCACAAGTAGGGCAGGATAAAAAATATATTCCGTCCTCTGAAATTTTCATTTTACTTTGTTAGTCTTTTAAATCCATTGCTATTGTTTATTAAATCTAATAAATCTCCAAATTCAAAGCAAACCATTACTTTTGAATGATTTTTTGAGAAAACTAATAACGGTGTTAAGTCGTCTGAATTTTCACACGCTTGATCATAACACTTCCAAACATTCATTCGTTCAACTTTTTTACATTCAACAGCGTAAGGAAAGGTATCTCTCCCTGCTTTAGATAATATAATATCCATACCACTCTCGCCCATCACAGCTGTCTTTATATCGTGTTCGTTGATGCTCAGCTTTTCCATTATCATTTCTCTGACTTTGTTCTGGAAATTTCTGCCTTTTGCTTTTGCACTACTTGGTTTCATTTATAAACTCTCCTTTCACTATGTCATCAATTATAAAACCAATCGTCTGATTTGTTTTGTATTTCTTGAAATTGATTTTCTTTATTTTCTCAATCACTTCGTTCCATTTCGTAGTATTCTCGTGCAACTCTTGTTGCGTCTTTAACAATAAATCAAAACTCATTTTATTAACTCCTCTGCGTCTTTCCATTTATTTATCTTATACTCTATTCCGTGAAATTGACAATAGCCAATTATTTGATACATATTCTTATCACTCAAACAACTTCCGTCATCTACAATATTGACATAATCTTTGTAAACGAAAACTGCGTATGATCCTTGATTATCTACACTATCATCAGAAAAAGCCACGAGATTATTTCCTGTGCTACTTGCCTCTCCTAATACACTACCCAAAAATGTTAATAGATAGTAATTGTTTATGTTATCTTTTGAATAACTTGGATTTGCGTATCCCATTTAATCCTCCTTGTATAAGTCTGAAAAATTTGCACCATCAAAACACTTGCCACAAATCCCAGTAAGTTCTTCTTCTATAAAACTATTACCGAAAGCACTATGTGAACAGCAATCGCTAACATACTCTGGCTCTTGTTGTTGAAGATCAATAAAATGATCTATATTTTCTTCTATTTGATCTTTAGTAAAGCCCATATCAAGCATATCTATTTCTTGTTTTTTGTAGTATCCCATCTATTTATATTCCTTTCTTGGTTTCATTTGTTCTCCACAACTGCACAACTTGTACAAATCTCTAAATTGTGATTGAAAAGTTTCTTTGGAGCAGTCGCATTTGTAAACATAAATCGGCTCGTCATCTGCAACTGGTAATACTACCTCATCATTCCATCGTTCTTGATTTAAGTACGTTTCTGGATTAGGTATGTATTGTTGGTTTTGCCATTGATCCGATTTCTTTTGCAATTCTAAATTCTTTAATATTAAATCAATAGGATAATTGTTTGAATTAAATTTATCTTCTACTTTTTTCTTACCAACCTTTTTAGGATAATGCTCCCAGAATAAATTGAAATCTTTGTTTTCTTTATTCTTACTTTCTTCCTTTCTTATAATATGGTTATTAGTTGGTTGGCTCTTGGTTGATTTATAATCATTGTATCGTTGGTATCCGACAATAATTAGGTGGGTTAGTAGCTGGTTAGATTTTACCTCAATCATATTTGTTTTTTGAAGTTTTTTTAAAAAAGTTCTTAGTTGCTGCCTTGACATATTATTACGATTAGCAAAATTTTTTTGTGAGAATACAATTTCCCCTCTATTGACTTTTATAATTTGATTATTAATCAACATTGATGAGGACTTTATACTAGCCCTCATCAACATATCTATCCAACATTTTAGGTATAATGGATTGCTCCAGATCCAGTTGTCTTGGATCTTTCGATAAAGTTTTATAAAACTATTATCCATTGAGCAAGTAAGTTACACCAAAACAAATGATGGCTAATACGACTACTAAGAAAACACCGTCTATCATTCTACCTCCATATATTTGCTAAGACTAGCTATAGCTTTTTTATAAACATCGATATTATTTCTAATACCATTTTTATTTTTCTGTAGCCATTGCCTTGCTTGTTTATCTAATATTCCTTTTTCTAATGCCTCTTTTTCAAGCCTATCAAACTTTGTGACTTGTGTGACTGTTGGTGGTTTGACTTGCCAATCGTCTGATTCTACATCTGTGTAGAAAAATTTATCCCCATACAATCCTAAGAGTTTTAAAGTTGCTCTGGCTTTACCTCTTTTTTCAGCCATAGCCCAGAAGTATTGATTTTTGCAATTAAGATCATTTGCCTCGCCAAAAGTTTCTTCTTCGACTAAACCAAGTTCATCGCTTTCAAGCCAACCTTTTACTTTTATTGCAACTCCCATTCCTTCTCTATGCTCAAGATTATCAGACATTTCAAACTTAATGCCTTCCGTGTCTATCATCTTAACCACTCCACCAAAAGATATAATCTTCTTACCACGAAGGATCCAAAAATCTCCCTCTTCCAGATTATACTTTTTAATTAGTTCTTCACTCATACTTCCTCCCATAGTTGTTCATAGCTAGTTCCAGTCACGTAGCATATAGCTAACTTTGATTGCATTGGAACTTTGTTTTGTTTTCTCCATTGACTTATAGTCACTCGATTTATTTCTAAACGTCTGGCTATCCAAGAATTAGTTCTTTCGTTGGTAGTTAGCCAAATGTCTAAAAGATAAAATACATTATTAGTCATACTTTTTCCAATCCTCCTTCCACCCACTTTCGATTGCTGCGGATATTAATTGATCTTTAGTTAAATGACTTGCTGACATATAATCATAAAAAGTCAAATCTCCAGAATCTTTATCTTGTTCTAAGGCTGAGTCCATAAATGGATTTGAAACAGCCTCCGTTGTAATTTGTCTATCAATATATTGTATTTCAGCAACTCTATTGATCCTTAAATACAATATCATAGAATTGATTTGTTTATCTGAATATTCTTTCATTGTGATTTACTCCATTCGTATTCTTCTTCCAAACTTTCATAAAGTTCTTCTTTAAAATCATCTTCATTACTTTGTACTTTTTTTCCATAGTGTCCGTTTTTTTGATCCAGAGATATAACAATTTGTCCATCACTTTCCCAATACTCGTAACTATAAAATTCATTTTCTGGATTACCTTCTGAAATAACGGATTGAAATATAATAGGAGCCTCTTCATCAATACACTTTTCGTCTAAGAAATCTTTTAACTTAGACACCGTAATTTGACTTGTTTTTCTTTCGAACCAATATTGATGTGTATCTTTCCAATGTTCTATTTTCTCTTTGATCCATTTTTCTTTTTTCTTTTTTGACATTCTAACCTCTTGTTGTTAATAAAACTTTGGACATAGTTATAGGAGAACTAACTGATAGGGTATATAATGAGATATAAGATATAACTATGCCCAATAATAAATAATAATTTGTTTTGTTTTTGTTCATTCCTTGCTGCTTAATATAAATATAAATATACAAGTGTGTAAAGATAATAATACAAATAAGTAAAAAAAATTTTTAAGTATGAATATAAGATTATAAATATTAAATTAGATTCCTTTCTATATGTTCATTCATATAACCTTGTTTGTTAGAAAAAGAGGGCAATATTGCCCTCTTTTTTTTAATAATAATATTTACCTTTTTTGTAGTTACAATCTTTATCGTAATGTTTTTGACACTTCATACATCTATAACCTGAAATAGTACACAACCAATAATAAACCCACTTGTAACAATCTTCGCATTTTCTTTTATCTTTTTTATTTTTTTCCATTTTTTTATTCCTCATTTGTTATTAAAGAAGGGGGAGTTTTTTGCTCCCCCTTTCGTTTTTATTTACTATTGAAATAATTTACAATACTCGCTTTGTTGTTGTGTTGGAGATCTAGCTCATCGTAATTACGAATAATAAAGATGGTTTCATCTTTTGTTAAATTCGCATCTTCTCTGAATCTAGGATCAAACACATTGTAAGTTCCTTTATCTCTGGTATTCAGAAACCTAAAGAACTTTTCTTTACTAACACTCATTGCGTTCCTTCCTTTCGTAAGAGTTCATTAACTTTAATTTATGATAATAACCTTTTTTTGAATCATCAAATCCAGAGGTAAAATACACCCCTTGATTTAATTTATTAGTTGCTTTCGAACAAATTTCGGTATCGGTTGTAGCCCAACCAAGGTTGTGGATTTCTATTCCTTCTTCCATTGCTACTTGACAATGGGCATTAACCATTTCTTCAAATTGTTCTTCCGTGTACTTACTCATTTAATATACCTCCTCGTATCTATTTTCTGGTTGTTCATTATCTCTTGGAATCAAACTCCAAACTGTTTTTCCATCTTTAAATTTACTTTTAAAAATAGAATATTTTTCGTGTCCAAAATCCATAATATCCCCAAAAGCGTTACCTTCTGGATCCATAGAAATATCAACATAATCTTCTGGATTTAAAGACATAAGACGATTAATCAACGTTCCAACTTTCATACGATAATTATCATCTTTTGTATTTGCATTATATTTTGCAGATTTATATTTATCTCTTTCGACGACGTAATCATATTGATAATTGTCGGCTTTGTTTTTAAAGTAATCGATTCGAAATTTATAATAATCGATTTCTTGTTTTCTTGTTTGGAATCTCGCATAAGGTTTTAAAGTTCCATTTTTTAAACCTTCTTTTGCGTGTTTAGATATAAAATACTTTTTGTTTTTATATTTAAACATTCCATTATCTATTAATGCTGAAATTCCAACGCAATAATATCCCCTCGGACATTTTTTATTGTCATTGTGTTTGATGTCATAAAAAAATTGTTGCATCTCCGAATAAGATACACCTTCTTTTTTATCCTTCATAAACTCCAGCAATTTGATTGCTTTACTTTTTCTCATTTTGTTGTTCCTCTCTTATTTGTTCTAAATAGGTTTCGACTAAAACGTCGTAAGGTGCTGAACATATAAAAGTTCCCACCCAATAAGCCAAATAGTTTACAAATTGTTCTGAGTTTTCAATGTTAATATCATTGAGTTCCAGATCCATTGAATCCTTCAACCACTCAGCCCAACCGAAAAAATTCAATCCGATAAATTCACTTGCTTTACCATAACCAATAATAAAATAGTCCTCGTTGAAAACACGATTTGCTAAATCATATTCGTTTAGTTGATCAAGCGTTAATTTCTCTGGAAGGTTTTCGTTTACGTAATCGATTGCCTTATCTCGAATTTGTTCAATGTTGCTTAATAAAGAATCTTGACAATAAAAACCACTAATTTTTAATACATCATCTTTAAAAAGCAATTTTGCTCTTTTGGTTATTATTGAAGTGACTTGCTTTTTAGTTAAAACAACATCATCAACATTAAACCCATCATTATTATTATTCATTGTTAGTTCCTCGTTTTGTTATTAATAAAAATTTTTTCAGTATAAAAATAAAAACTTGTTTTATAAAAAAATAAAAATACCCTCCAACATATAATATAATTGATGGATCTGGAACTTGAAAAAGTTCAAATTTTGGGGTGTTCTCTCTCTGGGTTTTGTCTTTCATAATTCCGCAGCTTGTTTGCTAAGACTGTTTTTTTAGTCTAATTCCCTAATTGCTTTTTTGAGTTGCTCCCAAAAGAACAAGAGAAAAAAACTATATGTTATAATTTCTATTATCATTTTGTTATGTCCTTATGTTGTTTTAATAAACTCTTCCAAATGTAGTTACATTTGTTCCTATCTTTTTCATTCGTGTAAAAGTTGAAAAAAGCAACGTGGAACAAATCTTCTTGTTCGATGTAGAACTCATAATCTTGGAAGATGTTATTACTTCTTTTTTTATATTTTATATTCATTTTGTTATATCCTTATGTTGTTAATGTATAGGCGTTACAATGGCAACGTCTTTTAATTTGCTCATCCCACAAGCGTGTCCTTTGCTCGTACAAGTCTGACAAATTCCACCACACGCAAACGCCTTCTTAAATCCCATTTCTATTGCTTTATCCCTAAGTTCCTTCTTTTGTTCTTTTGACAATTCGGTTGGCTTTACTTTTTTGCCTAAATCGATTCCGATAAATTCGCCTCTTACAAAGTCATAGTTTGCTAGAACTTTTTTAAGGGGTTTATATATCGGATGTACTCCAGAACTAAGATTTAAAACGAAGTTGCTCGGAATGTTCTCGGCTCCGTAAACATCTATAAAGTTTTTGAAGAGATGCAAACTTTTTGAGTATGCGTAACTTTGCAACTCTGGAAACTTGTTTAAGATGTCAAACCAAGATATCATTTTATCCAGACTTTCAAAATCTCCATCATTGTATAATCTGAAGTTCACGACTCCGAGATCAACTACTTCTCTTTTGTATATTCTTCTGGATAAGTTCCATTTTAAAGAATCTTCTATTATCTCGAAAGCGTGATTTTCTAAAATGGTATTGGCAACCCATCGAGCAACGACATTTGGGTTTCTTAAACTTTTAAATGAATAGCAAAAACTTAAACAACCACCAGCCCCACCGCAATTTACTTTGGGCATAGTTGAAAAGTTCAAAAAGTTTAATTTGTCATTCCCATCTGAAAAAATGGTTATTCCATTAATTCTTCCTTTGCCATCGAAAAGTTTATATAACTCTTCCTTAGGATTTGAAGAGTTACACGCTTTAAGAATCGGAAGAAGTTTATCTTGATAAATGTTTTGAGGACTACCAAGATATTTTTTCTTTTTGTCTGGGTTTTTGTTTCCTTTGAAGTTGCTCATAGCGTTGTAGTCAAAGGGATTATTATCCAGCCAAGTATTAATTATATTAATTGAAGTGTCATAATCTTTGCGAACTACTAAACCAGCAAATGTTAAGACATCTTCTCTTTTTGTTAGTTCCATATTTGTTAATTCCTTATTTGTTATCATTTCTAGTAATTTAATATAAAACAGTTGTAAATGTTAGTTTTATTTACAAATCTAGTAAAATATTTTTATTATCTTTTGGGGTTTTATACCTAGGCAACACCACGCCCCAACTTTTAAAACGACAATATCCAAAGAAGAAAAATCTTATAGGGTGGTAGCGTATATCTTATATATTGTAAAGTCTATCAATGATCCTTGCGAAAATGCGATTAACGACTAGCGTATAAATAGTAATAATTTAATACTCATATATTAAGAATCAAGAAAATAAAAAATTGCCGTAAACGACTAATAATACTAAGGTTGCAGAGATATTGATGCACTAATTTTTTTGTGGTTTTTCACTAGATCACAAATCCTAAATTTTCGTGGTTTTTTATTGCATTTTACCAGTAAATTATCTTATGCCAAGATATGATTATAAATGTTTAGAGTGCGATAAAGTATTCGAAGTAGAGCAAAAAATGACTGATGACGCATTAGAATTGTGTTTATGTGAAGATGAGCAGTTCCTCGTAAAGAGAATACCTCAAATTCCTAAATTAGTCATTAATACTCCAGCATCTATGTCAGATAAGGCATTACGTAAAGAATTAGACATCGATTAGCGTGTTTGACTACTGTTCTTTAATCAACAAGAAATGCTCGTTTGCTGGGAAGGAAAAGGGTATAACTTATTGTGGGTTACATACTGGATTGAAGATACAAAATAGAATCGAATACATTAGATCTTGTCCAAAGAAAAAATTTAAAAGGAGATAGTTATGCCGTATCATAAAAAGAAAAAAAAGAAAAAGGGTAAAAAGAAATGAAAGTGAAAGCACCAAGAGGGTATCACTTTATGAAAAAGAAAGGCAAGTTTAAATTGATGAAGAATCCAAGAGGTGGGTATAAAAAACACAAAGGATCATCATTAACAATGAATGTGCCAGTAGTAAAGAGGCATTCGTGAATGTAACCGTATCATCTGCGAGAAATTTTATACCTAAGCGTTTGTTTGGTATGCGAAAAAAAAGCATCAAACAAAAGCTCAAGGGTATGCCGAAAATTAAAAAATCAAAATATTTTAGATAAATGTGGGAATTGTTTAAAGATAAAAACGAATACAACGAGAAAAACATTATTGGATTTCTATCGTTTGCGTTGATGTGTGTGTTCGGCATCGTGGATTTAGCAATGGGTATTATTGGAATAGAACTGATGGTAAACGACTACATCTATAACTCGTTTGTCTGGGTTACTCTTGGCTCATTTGGAATTGCAGGAGCAGAAAAAGTCTATAAAAAATGAGAAAATCATTATTTAAAGATCGCACTAGGAAGTCAAACGGTGCAAAAAAAACTCGACAAGGTATGAGCAACAATACTAAGTATGGCAACAAGCAATCTAAAAAATACTATAAGAAAAAATATAGAGGACAAGGCAAGTGAGTAATTTAGAACTAAAGAAAGCCAATCAAATGGCTGCTATTGATTTATTGATCCACAATCCAGAATTGACAAAAAAAGAATTGGCTGAACACTTAAAGTTAGGAGAATCTACAATACATAGCTGGTTTGCAGATGATAGATTTATCGATTTGTATTATAAGAAATATATGGTTTCTTTTAATTCTAAGTTGCCAATGGTATTAGATAGTATGATACGAGAGGCAGTCGAAGGTAATGTTCAGGCAGGGCGTTTAGTATTAGAACATTCAGGAAAGCTAGTTAAAAACATTAACGTAACAGTAGATAGTCCATTCGAAAAGTTTTTAAAAGCAGAAGAGATTGATGCAAAAGATATTATTGATGCTGAAAGTGAAGAGGTTACTCAAATACTAGAAACTCTTCCAGAAAGAAATCCAGAAAACGACAAACCAAGAAAAAGAGAGATGAGTGAAAAAAAAGCAGTAGAAAGAATCAAAAAAGGTAAAAAACCATCTCAAGAAAAACTTAGAGAAGATAGAGCAAGTAGATATGCTTTATTGCAACGAGCTAAAAAGGTTGGATTAAAACCATTGCCATCACGACGTCCTACGAATAGTGAAAGAAGAAAGTGGTTAAAAAAATTAGAAGAGCTAGAATCTAAGCAACGCCAAAATCCTCAGGCATAATATCATATTTTTCATACAATTCTGACATTTCCATTGAGATATAAGCTATATCGCTTTTGTTTATTTCTTTTGTTGATGTTTTATTCGGTGCTATTTTCATACATAAAAACCCTAGTAGTTCGTTATTAGCTTCAGAGATTTCTCTAAGCTCTACAATCATTAAATATAATTTCTGAATTAAATCTTTCATTCTCCTAGTTTACGCATACTAGTTGAAAGATTCCTTATAAATTCTTTAAAAAACCCATTTATTTCTGCTTCTATCTTTTCTTCCATAATTTCAAACGCTTCATCATCAGAGGTAAAAAAGAATTTTCTTTGTGGTACTTTAGCATAATCTCCCATATAACCTTTGTATGATTTATCATCTCTCATTACTCCAGATACTTTGCTTTCCAAGTGTTGTTCGTATTTTCCAAGCTCTGTTCCAACAGCAGAGGCAAGATTTACTTCATCTATCCCATAATTAATGCTTCTTTCCAATTCTCCAGTATCTGTCATAATTTTATTATTTTTAATTTTAGACTCATTATGATCGTGCTTTATAGCTAGATATTTATAAGTAGATGGTGCATATTTTTTACCAGTAATATCTTTTTCTGTTTTAAATGTTTCTTTAACTTTGTTTTTAGCAAAGATTGCTAAACCTTCCATAGATGAAAGAAGATTTGTATTGAATGCTTCTCCAGTAACCTTGTTAAAATTAAAATTAATTCTGATCTTCTGTATCAGCTTCATCTTCTACTATCTCTACTTGATTTATAGATTTATTTTCTTCGATGATTTGCTGTGCATCGGAAATAGTTAAATCTTTATTCTCATCTGCTAATAATTGTGCTTGAGTTGTGAGATTATGTTTTAGTTTATACTCGTTTAACATAATCTTATCTTGAGTAGTCATAGGATATTCAACCTCAGAAAAGTCTACTTTAAATTGAGAAACTTCTGGTAATCCCAAGTTATTATTTTGAGATAAAGCATATTCTACTTTATAAAACTCTTTTTCGTATTGACGATACAATTCTTTGTCATCAATAAAATCTTCGTGACGTTCTAAGTCTTTAATCATTAAAGAAATTCCACTTGGCACTTCTCCACCTGATTGTGCAAAGGTAACAAACAAATGATTGTTTAATGCTACAAGTTCAATCTGCCACTTAATATTTTCAATTACAGCTTCTACATTACCTTCTGGGGAAACAATGTTATAGCTGCTTCCTTCAGGCAAAGTAAGAATTTCGTCTGATCCTGCTCTTACATTTGAGTTGTCAGATATAAGTCCAGTTACTACTGGCTGTCCAAACATTTGGAATCGTAATCCTAGTTGCATTTCAGTCATTGTGATATTAATATGTTCGTTTGCAGATATTAAATCAGATGCACCTTCAACAAAAAAAGAATCTAATTGTTCTTCTCTGTGTGTAAATACAAAAGGCAAAACACCTAAATTATGTTGAATTTCCTCAAGTATGTCTCCGTTTTCATTAAATTTAATGTGGATTTCTTTATCCCAATAAGCATACATTAGTTCTTCTGTATCAGAAATATCAGCGTGTCCTTGCATCATTGGATATACAATAGATTCTGGTTTGTAAGGATTATCTCCAAAATACGGCTCAAAATAATAAATAGGACGATATTCAAATCGTTCTTCCATTTCATCATACATAACATAAGTAGCACAAGTACCAAGCAAACGAGTCATTCGTTCCATTTGTTTCATACGAGCATTTTTAACAATAGTTAAATCTGAATATCTATCACTTACATTTCTTTTTGCACCAATCGTATAAATCTTGGACATACGATTGACGAATTTTTTCACGATGTTAGTATTGTAATGGGGAATTTCTTGGAATGCGTCAGATTTAAAATATCCTTCAATGTATTGATCTGTAAGTGAGCCAGAGTAATAATCTAAAAACTTTCTTACTTCTTCTCTACGAGCTTTTGCTTGTTCTTCTTTAAAATGTGTCAATGAATCTTGTATAATTTCTCTAGCTGTTAAAACCATTAAAGTATTCCTTTTATCGTGATATTCTTCCAATGAAATTACTTCTAATTGGGAATCTATTCAATATAAAATATCTAAAAGCATCGCAACCGTGTTCATAATATCCGTCCTTGATAGGATTATTAGAAATTGCTTTACCTTCTACTGCTTCTGGGAATCTATATCCTTCAAAATCTTCTGCAATGCCCACACACTTTTTGTCTACTTTTATTCTTCGTAATCCATCTGCATTCTCAAAAAATCCACGACAATAACTTACACCTGCTTGAATATCTCGAGATAATCTGTCCATACGATATTCTACATAAATTCCGTGTCTGCGTAATATATGAATATCTCCCATTCCAGATTGTCCTTGAACAAAACTACCTGCTGGATCTCCGTAATAGGTAATGACTGGATAATTTTTTTTCTTTATCATCTCTGCAAGTTTGTCTGTTGGAATATTTCTTTCGTGAATTATTTCATCGATAATATTGATATGCCAGTTTCCATCTTGCTTAAATGTTTGAAACCATAGTACAGAAGGCATTCTAAATCCAAAGTCCATTGAACAATAGGTTGGTAAATTTTCCTGATATGGAACTTCTCCCATATCTACCTCTCTGTCAAACGGATATACTCTTCCTTCCATCGAAGTAAACTTTGCTGCAAACTCCTGATCAAACAATTCTTTGGACATATTTCTTTTTCGTTCCTGAATAAAAGAATCTTTCTTTCCTTCTGGAAACGCATATTGATTTTCCCAACTTGGAGATTGTTGTGAATACCATTGAGGATCTGTTTGCCCTAATAGATATAAATCATAAATCCAATTAAACCCTTCTGGTGTAGTAATAAATATTGCTTTACCTTTTCTATCTACAAGTGTTGGAGATAAATACATATCCCAAATTCTTCTTGGCATTTTTGCTGCCTCATCTATAATTAATAGATCAACACCTTCTCCAACAAGCGAGTCTGGATTTTCGCAAGACATTCCTTCAACGGTAGTTCCCCATTTAAACTTAATATACTGTTCTTTTTCTGATGCTCTATCAATATCGTTTGCTTTACCTGCAACCATATCTTTCCAAATTTCTCGGAACATTAATCGTGATTTTTTGTAAGATAGTCCAACTAGCCATATTTTTTTATTAGGTTGTGCTGCATAAAATTCAGCTTCTCGGAATGCTGCAGTAGTCTTTCCATATCTTCTACCACAGATATTTACGAAATAAGATGCGTCAGGTTTGTCAGGGAAATGTAATTTCATTTGCCCTTCGTGTGGTTGATATTTCATAAAGTCAAACCACTTTTGCTTGAACTCAAACTCTTTTATTTTCTTTGACATTCTAATTGTCATTAATTTAATTCATAATTAACTTAATACCATAATATAATCCACTTAAGGAGTAAAAATGTCTGAAGAAACACAGAATACAGCCGTTGAGGAAGCTGTAAAAGAACCTCAAGTCAGTCAAGACGAAAAAAAGACACAAGAAGCTGTTCCATATTATCGTTTTCAGGAGCTAGTAAAAGAACGAAATGAATTAAAAACCAAAGTAGATCAAATAGCAACTGCACAG